CGGGGTTCCGTAGATTGCATACAACCAACCGTCCTCATTCTTGAACTCCGTAACCTTCTGGTTGATATGCTGCATAACTTCCAGGGCAAACTCTCCGTCCTCTGCAATGGACTTGCCATTGTAGAGCCGCTGCAACTCATTCAGTGCTGTGATACCGAAGGAAGCTGTCATTGGTTTCAGCAGGGGCTTGATTTTCTCAGACGGCTTGAGGTGACCGCCATACACGCCACCCTCACAATACATGATAGGGTTGGTACTGGCTTTCATCTCACCCAGATATTCATAGGTACGCTTGTGAACCCCTCTAATCATTTCCAGGTAGTAGTCCAGGACTTCATAGAAGTCACGGCTTTCGGCTCTGGCTTTTGCCAGAATCATAGGCAGGTGCAGGGAAACCGCACCGATATTGAAGCGTCCCACAAATACAGGCTTGTCATCTGCGTCCGCAGGTTTCATGCCGCCACGCTCAAACCACGGGGAGAGGAATGCACGGCAACCCATAGGGCTTATCACTCTACCGTACTTTTTGTACATCTCAGCCACATAGCCGTCACCAGTAAGGGACAGCCAGTCTGGATACATGGTCTTGCTGCTACAGTCAATGCCTGCTTCAAACACGTCCTCATTGAAGCCGCCCTCACCGTGAAGGTTTTCGTCATAGAGGAAAACCAGTTTCGGGAACAGCACGGGCTTTTTGAATCCCGGCTTTCCTTCGCCCTCCATGTGAACCTTGAGGAAGGTCTTGCTTGCCATCTTGCCGAACACATCCGTAGCAAGACCGAAGGTCATAGTGATAAACGGATAGTCACCACGGGAAGAACCCACAGTGTTCAACTTCATCTCAATACCCTGGAACCCCTGCTCATAATCACGCTGCACCTTGCTCATAGCCCAGTCCTTTACGTCCTGGGTGAAGGTCTGCTGATTGCGGATTTCCATGTACTCAGCACAGTACTTCTTGTAGGACTTCTCTGCATACGGAGCCAGAATCTTGTCCACCTCCGGGACAGTGAAGCCGCCGTATTGCTGTGAAGCTGTAGCCAGGATAATATCTCCCAGAACATCAAAGGCGGTATCCAGAGTTTTCGGCTCATTGTACCAGACGTTGCCCATCTCAAAGCCGCCACTCATAATAGAGGAAATATCGCACAGACAGCAGTTCATAGTATCAAGGCGGGCAGACTGGTCATGGATATAAATGTATCCGTCCTTGCAAGCCTGCAACTCATCATTGGTCATAAAGAACTTGCGGTACAGCCGCTTATTCAGTTCGTTGAAAATCAGACAACGCTTCGTGGCAACCAAGGTAGAGTCCGTGTTTGCGTTCTCCTTATCACCCAGAAAACGAATGGACTGAGATTTCTGATAGACCTCATCCATAATGTGAACGAAATCCTTCTTGAAGTTTCGGTAATCCCTGTAAGAC